CTTGGCTCCTCTTGCGGTAATTAGCGCCTATACACTTATAACCACGCTTCTCCATAATACCATTGAAAACATCCGCGTTAATCATAGACGTCATCCCAACACGAGTATCAACAGTTCCTTGGTCCGAGGACCACCGCTCATACATCGTCAATAACTCCCAACCAACCTTCGATCCTCGGTACTCCGGTAAAACATACCACAAATAATCGTTCGCTACCAAGTCATCACTAAAAAAATAATCCGCAACCATCGCAGCCATCACTCCAACAGCCTTATCACCATCCCAAGCAAGAATAAATAAACGGTTGTCCGTAGTCGCAAATAACTTGGCCTCCTTCAACAACTTAGTCGCGTTAAAACCCAAATGACTATACGCACTCTCCCGATGCGAAAACTTACCCAAACGTAAAACAGCCACCTCAATAGGCAACGTCATCTTCGTTACTACCTCATACCTCAATGTACGCACTCCTTTGCCTTGATTGTACCCTACTTGTTTTCTGCACACAACCCTAATGAAAATATACCCGAATAATTTTACTGAACCAATACTATAGAAGGCCGCATACGCGGACCACCCCCCAAATAAGGGGGGTGGGGTCGGCCCGCGAGGGCGCGGGCGGGCGCGAAATGGATCAGTAACCCCCGCCGATGGCGCGGGCGGGCGCGAATTAATTGATAAAAATTGTGATTAATTGTGTTTTAGTTGTTGACTATCTGATTCGGGTCGTCCATAACATAGTTATGGAAGCAATCAAGCGACCATCTCAACAAAGGAAAGAAACAATGACAAAGCAAGAAACACTTGGACGGATCGCCGAGCTGGAAGCCCAGATCAAAGCCGACACCAAAGAGCGCGACGCGCTGCGCTTGGACGCGGTGAGCAATGGCTGGGCAACTTGGACCTTCACCGTTCGCATGGGTGCACCATCACTCGCATGGTGGAAAGAAAACCGCCCGACCGTCTGGCGGAAATACGCCAAAGAGACCACGGTCAAGAAGTTCACAGTCGCATAGGACCATAGCGGTGACCGCCCCCGCGTGGGGCGGCATCCGCTGCGATCCTGCAGCTCTCAACCAGAAAGGAAAGACAATGCAAACTGAAGTATACAATGAAGCCGTCGATAGCACTAAGCACACGCTGGGCAACCGTCTCAAGTTCAAGCTCGAGTTCATGATGATGATGCTCCATTGTGATCGCATCGAAGAGGCTGGCAAGATGTACGACCAGCTGATCGAAGAGTTCGACAAACTTGCATAAAACACTTGTAGCCCAGTACCAACTGGGCTACACTCTACTTGTTCAACTAGAAAGGAAACACAATGCCAAGAACATCATTTGGAAAGACCCGCCCAGCGGACACACCATACGCAACATACGCCAGCAGCGACGGCTGGGTGTGGAAGGTTCTCAAGACCTATAAGCACTCAAGCGCCGAGGCCAAGGATCCACACGCTCGCTGGTTCGTGGCGGCGACGTCACCCATGATGCACGAGGGTTCGTATGAGATGGGCGACACCTACGCTGGTGAGATCAAGCAGTTCGGTCAACTGGTCGATGCTGATCCAGCATGGCGCGACGAGTATAGCGTCTGATGTATCACGCTATCGAAACACTGATCAAATGGTGCCGTGGTCGTCAGACCACGGTGCTCGATGACATCCTGGGCGGCATTGCATTGTTTGCAATGCTGTTCATCCTGTTACTGATCACCCCATAACAACCACCGCCTGGGCGCTGCGCTATATAACGGCTTCGCCGCCCAGGCTACACTCAAGTTCCCTGGCCCAGGGTTACGGGCACTTTCCTTCTATTGAGAATGATGGGCCCGTGTGCGCAAGTGCTCGGGCCCATCGGCGCAGGGCGCAGGGCGCAGGCCCTCGCTGCGCTCGGGGGAATTTGTCAAGCCGCAGGACGAAAGTGACGTAACGTCACTTTGAAATAAAACTTGTTGACCGCTTGGTGGTGGTGTGCAAAGATAGGTCATAGGCAATGGTGCCTATCTCAATTAGGAAAGAGAACATGAAAAAATCTTACATTCAAGAGCAGACCCTGCAAATTCAAGTGGTCATCGACCTTGGTGAAATCAACACAATGATCAGCAGCCTTGGCGACCTGGATCTAGCTGACAGTGGAAGCTGGCGCGCCAAGGAGCTGGTGGGCAAGCTGAAAACCTTGCGCCGCGAAGCTGCGGAAGAAGCCCGTCGCGAATTTGAACGCATGATCGATCAGTCTTAATCGGAGGCGGGGGGCCACGGCCCCCCGAATTTTATATGACACATGGATCACCAGCAGATCGCGGCGGGGCCGACGCCTACTACGGCAGGCAGATAGATCCCCACTACTGGCCCGAGGGAACATACAACGGGACGCGGGTCGAGCGGGACAAGATGACCCGCACCCAGATCGAAGAATACTTATCCGCCTACGAAGAACAAGATTTCTTCAAAGATTGGGGCGACTAAGCTGGGGGCTTCGGCCCCCTTATGCTTTCATAAAAGCATAACACCGGGCCGCAGGCCCGCAGGCCCGCAGGCCCGCAGGCTTTCATAAAATAAAACTTGTGCGCCGCGTACAATCTGCTAGAATGTAAGTATTCAACTAGAAAGGAAATAAAACCATGAAATCCGGAATCATCTACAATGGGCCAAGCCTCTTGGATGGCAAACCAATCGTCGTTATCGCGACCTTCTCAAATCGTAACACAAAAACGGGCGCGGTGGTGCAGACCTATATCTTGCGCTCAGATATCAACCCGCTGGAAGCTAGCAAAACGGGCGCAGACTTTTCAATCTGTGGCGATTGCACCATGCGCGGCGAAGTGACAACGGATCCAGCCCGCAAGCAAGCCAAGGGGCGGCGCTGTTATGTTAACTTAGGCCAAGGGGTCTTGATAGTTTACAAATCATTCTTGCGCGGCGTGTATCAACCCGCGGATCCGGCGACCATAGGGCGCGGGCGCTTTGTCCGAGTCGGCACATACGGGGATCCAGGCGCGGTTCCGTCCCATGTTTGGGATGAATTACTAGCGGAGGCGGACACCTGGACCGCGTACAGCCATCAAAGCGGATGGCGTCCAGATATCGCGATGCAAAGCGCGGACGATTACCACAGCGCCGTGTTACATTGGAAGGCCGGGCGGCGCACGTTCCGAGTGATCGCAGAACTAGGCCACCTAGACAGAAACAACGAGGCCCTATGTCCAGCGTCCAAAGAGGCCGGACGCCGCGCCCAATGCACAGCTTGCAAACTTTGCAAGGGATCCAGCCTGGCAAAATCAATCGCAATCGTGGAGCATTAATCATGTATTATCGGGACAGCGACTTAAACCTTTACAAAATCTTAGACGAAACTGCGGACTTTTATATCTGCGAGGGGCTCAAGGGCCCCGACGCAGGGCGGATCGTTAACTTTCACAAGCGCACGGGCAAGAAATCGTGATCGTGGAGCACTAGGACAGAGGGCCTTGGCCCTCTTTTCTTTTTCCCAGGGGCGGGCTACTATGCGCGAGGACGCAGGGCCGCAGGCACACGCGCCTCTAAAATAGGGCGCAGGGCCTCGAACAAAGACGCAGGCCCGCAGGCCCGCAGGACGCAGGGCGCAGAGCACCCTTTTTCCAGCACCTCGGGCCCCTGATTACCGCCAAACAAAAGTATATCACGCTCCTTGGCCCTCTTTACTAAGAAGAAATTAGTGCCACCACGAGCCCAATATGCCATGTTCCACGCGACCTGATGAGCAGAGAGATTTATTGCGTTGGCGTTCGCTACCTTCAACTCGATCCAGAAAGGCAAACCATCCCACACTAGATGAACGTCAGGCACACCGCCTCCGTGCTTGTTTTCAATCCTCGTGGCGAAGCACTTCTTCGGTAGGTTCTGACGGATTGAGTTCCAAAAGTTCGCCTCCGGTCCCTTGCTCATCTGGTGTTATGTCCTTTGCTGTTCCGTCGATCACAAAGGCTTGAGGATACTGCTGTTGCAACTTAGCTAACCTAGCCGTGATCTCATCTCGTGACATCTGATCGATGGTGTTGACTTGTTCTCGACGGTCTACAGTTAGACCACCCAAGGCGGAGCGGATCTTCTCGGCATTGATTGCAGCGGAGAATTGCCCCGCCTCTTCCGCACCTGACGACAGCTTGTACAGTCGCTCGAGCTGCCCGATGGTTGTCACACCATAGCGCCGCTGCCGCTCCTCCCGGAGCTCGGTTACATATTCCAAAACATGGGGATAATCTCTGCCGTTGAGCAGCTTTGACGCGCTGGTGTTCGCCACTTCTGCTGAATACCCAGCCTTGCGAGCAGCTTCAGCGTTCGAGTAGATGCCTTCGACAATGTGTCTTGCAAAGGTTCTTTGCCGATTAGTTAGCACCCGCCCGTGTTCTTCTTCGATCTTCTTTTCCAGCTTTCCCATGTGCACCTCGGTTGTGGTCTACCAACAATCTACAGGAAGGGCCCGGCTTATGCAAGAAAGCTATATATAGCAGTTTTCTCCAGCGAAGTGTATCCAAGTGTAACCAGATGTATCCAGATCAGGGCAGACAGAGCGTTATAAATAAGGCTTGGATACGTTTGGATACGGTGGATACGGTATATTTGAATGAAAAAAAAAAAAAAACAAAAAATCTCTGGGGAAGTGTATATAGTGTAACTCGCGTATCTTCCGCTGGCAAAAAATTCCTTGACCCGAGGACCGAGGTCCAATAGCTTGCATGTATTCAACAAGTAAACAAGGAGAGAAAGATATGCCTAATCATTGCTATCAGCAAGTGAGCCTTCGGGGCCCATGCCATTTGATTCATCACCTACATCTGGCGCTGTCGAAATCGGAGCCAGAGTTTTGCAACACGATTGCGCCCATGCCGTTTGAGCTGTGGGCCAAGGAGACGCAGCCGGATCAGGTGATGCCTGACTGGTATGAGTGGCGTGTTAAGAACTGGGGGACGAAGTGGGATGTCTGCGAGGCTGAGATCGACGAAGATGGTCTTGAGTATTCGGATGACCAGAAGGTTGCGTGGTTCGCGTTCCGTTGTTGGACTGCTTGGGCTCCTCCTGTTCCTGTGTGGGATCGTCTTCATGCGATGGGCATTGAGGTTGAGGCTGAGTATCAGGACGAGGGCATGAACTTTGAGGGTGCGTACAGAGATGGCGAGGAGTCGAACTGGACCATCGTCCATGAAGAGGAGGCGGTGTGATGTTGACTACTTTGTCTTGTATCGCGATGGCTGTTTACTTCGAGGCTCGAGGTGAGAGCACCATGGGTCAACGGGCTGTTGCTGAAGTTATTATGAACAGGGTTGCTGATCCTCGCTGGCCTTCTTCTGCTTGTGAAGTTGTTAAGCAGTCTCGGCAGTTTAGTTTCTACAAGGCTGGGAAGAAGTATACGACTGACCCTTCATTGTATGCTCAAGCGGAGGCTGTAGCACGGGGGGCCATGGGCGGCGACACGTTGAACACTGGGGCTTTGTATTATCATTCGACGAAGGTGCGGCCTGTTTGGCGGCATAAGTTAGAGGCTTTGGGTACGATTGGTTCGCATGTATTTTACGGGGACAAGACGGCTGCTTCTGTGACCAGTCTTCGTCCTAAACTTAGGCCCAAGAAGTTGGAGGCAAAAGATGAGTGATTATGCTTATGATGAGGGATACCGAGCAGGCATGCAGAAGATGCGTGAGGTAGGGCAACGCCGCATCGAGGAACTGGAAGCCAAGCTGGCGAAGGCGGAGGAGGCCATAGAGTTTTGGTCACAGGCTCAAGAGCCA